CAGCTCCCCATCGGTCAAAGGCAACTTCCCGGATGTTATACTTCATTCCTAGTTGTTCAATGAAGCTTTCAATAAAGCCATAATGCACAACATTTCCTTCTGTCGTCATAAGGTGTCCCTGTTTTACCCAGAGGTCGTATTGGACATGGTCACGACGTACCCGGAGATCAATGTTGTCCTCCGGCATCCAGAAAAACGGGAGTATCTCATACTTGTCCTCCTCGTTCTGTGGTGGGAATACCAGCACGAAAGCTGTAATGTCCGTTGTGGAGGAAAGATCAAGCCCGCCATAACATACCCGTCCTTCTAGGCTGTCAGCATCAACCGGGAATGCACATGCATCCCACTTCGCCATTGGCATCCAACGAACAGCTTGTTTAACCCACTGATTAAGTCGGAGCTGTCTGAAGCTGTTTTCTTCGGCCGGATTCTGCTTTGCACTTTCACAGGCAGCCCGAACCTTATCAATTCCAACCGTGATTCCAAGGGAAGGATTCGCTTTCCTCCATACTTTTGGATCAGTCCAATCATCATCTTCCTTGGCACCATAGATCACCGGATAGAAAGTAGGATCGTGTTTTCTGCCTTCTAAAATATCCAGCGCCTTCTGATGTGTTTCATAGCAGATGCTCTGGGTATCTGATCCCGCAGTGGTGATGAGAAAATATAGCGGCTGCATTCTTGCATCACCAGAACCCTTTGTCATGACATCAAACAATTTCCTGTTAGGCTGGGTATGCAGTTCATCAAACACCACACCGTGGATGTTGAAGCCATGCTTGGAATAAGCCTCAGCTGACAGCACCTGATAGAAGCTGTTGGTTGGAAGATATATCAGTCGCTTTGTTGAAGCCAGTATCTTTACACGCCGGGACAGTGCAGGGCACATCCGTACCATGTCGGCTGCCACCTCAAAAACAATCGATGCTTGCTGGCGATCAGCCGCGCAACCATATACTTCGGCACGTTCCTCACCGTCACCGCAGGTCAATAAAAGAGCAATAGCTGCAGCAAGCTCTGATTTGCCTTGTTTCTTTGGTATCTCTACATATGCCGTATTAAACTGCCGGTAACCATTAGGCTTAAGAATACCGAATATATCCCGGACTATCTGCTCCTGCCAGTCGATAAGCTCAAAAGGCTTGCCTGCCCATGAGCCTTTCGTATGCGAGAGAGCCTGAATAAAAGAAACCGCATAATCTGCGGCATCTTTATCATAATAAGAGCCTTCGGCCATGAAGGCGGTTGGCTTGTATTTCTTTAATTTACGCATATGCGCCGCCTCCTTTATAAAAATAGGCAAAAGGAAAGAGCCTCCGTAGAAGCCCTTTGCTTTTGCCTATTTCTTCTTTTATTATGCTTCTTGCGTTTCACCAGTTAAAATGAAACGACAGTATTCAGCTTTGTGATCAATGAGGTAAGCTACCAGTTCATAGTAGCCACGCTCATTGGCCTCATACTGTACACGATTCACATCAAACATATTTGTAACCCCGCTATCTCGTATAGCGAGGATTTGTTCCTTTATCTTTTCAGTCATCGGTGGGAACCTCTTTCTCCACAGAGTCAATGGTGGCCTGGCGCAGGATATCTAAGTCAAAGCCCGCGTCCTTGTAGCCTTCCAAAATAGTGGTATAGTAATAGCAACTTGGCTGGCCAAGCGGTCTACCCTCGTTCATCACATACATCATAGCTTTGACATTCTTGCCTCCCAGTTTTACCTTTACCGTTTCCTTTCGGTAAAGGAAGGGCCAGCCTTCATAGCGGTCGAGCGCAGCCTCGTCTGCAGAAGTCAGTTCCCAAACCAATACAGGGACGCTGCCGCCCTTAAAGGGTTCTACTGTCGCCACCGCACCCGCGTGTGCGCCTCGGAACAGGAGCCGCCAATCTTTCAGTATACTGGTACCTACCACCCTTGCTGTGGGGCACCGGTTCGCCATCTGCTTTATGTTAAGGTTCGAGCCGTAAGCAATGTACAGTTTTTTATCCATTATTCTTTGTATCCTCCTTCTTGAGCTTAGGTTTCTCGGACGGTTCAGGCCGCCCGAAATCGCCATGCCGCCGAGCCGTTCAAGTGAGCTGTCAGGTGTTCGCGGCAGTTTGCAAACTCCTCACCAATGAAGCCAATGCGATTCAAGTAAGTCCGCATGGCGAACTTTTCGTTCTCTGTCTGTGGCTTCTTGGCTGATGCACATTTTTGCGTTAGCGCCTGATGGTTAAGGGCTAAGGCTAAAACCACGTAGCTTCTTATCTTGCCAGCATGAAGCTCACTGTTAAATCCCCTAAGCTCTACTGTGTGATTGCCGGTGAAAAAGCTGTGAAGGTTCAGGAAGTGGTAGCGACTGTTGTGATAATGCTTGTCGCGGCTTTCGCTGTAGCCTTCGTACCAAATCTCCTCAATTGCTCGCATGGTCTTAGGCTTGCGGCGGTTCATTTTGTCGACCAGTATGCTGTCCATCTTCTTGCAATAGTTCATCCTCTCCGGCGCAATCTGAAGCGCCTTGTAAAAAAGGTCATTCTTGCTGGCGATGATGTTAATAAAGTTTCTGATGCTCCTTGGTGTATGGTTGGAACCATCAAGGTGAATGTGTATGCCGCAGGAGGCATTTGCAAAAGCCCCTGCCTTGCGCAACTGCCTGACTAATTCCTGCAGGCATTCTATGTCCTCCCGATAGGTAAGGATGGGGCTAACCAGCTCCACACTATATTCGCGAGTGGCCGCTACCTTTTGACGGCCGCTTCGCTTTTGGCAGGAGATACTTCCATCGCTCATAAGCTTCCAAATTCGTCCGTCCGGCGCTATGACCTTCTTGGTGTCGTAGTAGTCGCCCGTGCTGGTGATCGTCCCTCCAAGGTATTCAGCAGTAACTCCTGCTGCTTCGTTTCTTGTAATACCTGTAAATTCAATTTCAATTCCAAATCTGCTTGTTAACACTGTGTTTTTCCTCCTGTACTTGTATGCTTCGTGCCTTTCGGCATGTACATATATCACTCTAAAAGGCTTATATAGCAAGCGATATTTAAGAGAAAAAACACACAAATATATGGGTAGGGCAGGCCACACTGAGCCTAATACTTTACAGCTTTTTCACTAAATCCTCACCATACACAACACCAAGGCTTGAACCTCTATCCCAAGTGCAGAATATCGTACCCGTATCATCCACGAAGTCCACAGTCCCTTTGTCGCCAGGTCTCAATTTTGAGTACTGGTCGTTCATCCTCACCAACTCAACACGGGTTCCCGCTGGATATTGTTTTCGGAGCCTTTCCACTGTCTCCTTTGAGGGAAACTTATTCATGATCTGTTACCTCCGTTACTTTAGCTGGGGCACCATTCTTGAAGGCACTATTGCCTGACAGGTTTCTGAGCAGGATTTTACGTGCTGTTTTATACTCGTCTCCGACAAAACCCAATCTTATAAGGAACACTCGAAATGCAAACTTCTCATTCTCTACAGGCTTATCCTTCGCAGTCACGCGATGCTGTTCCTTTGCAGCTGCACAGAGGGCACCAATGAAGCGAGAATAAGCAGAAACCTCCTCAGGCTCTATCCCAAAGCGGAACCATGGAAACCTGATCGTTGTTTCTGTCCGTTCTATAGGCAGCGCCTCGGCTCCGATTGCCTTCTTAATGAGTGAAGCCTTGCTTGCGATGAGCCGCTCCAGATTCTCAAGCGCTGCATCAGTAAACCCATCCAGTGGCATTTCTATCGTAAGCGTGTCACACAGTTCATCGGCGCCTACTTCGTCACTTTCGTAGGTAAAGCCGAGCTCCAGAAGTTTTTTCAGTAAGTTCTGGATGGTAATCTCGTCCGTGCAATCATCCCATGAAAGAGCACCATCCTTGCTGATAGTGATATTGTCTACAACATAGGCAAAGCTCGGTGCACCTTTATAAACAGGTTCAAAGCCGAGAGCTTCTCCTATTGCCTTGACGAGAGCTTTGCGTTCCCCGCCGGTTACATTGAATTTAACTTCCATTTTCGTTAGCCTCCTTAGCTTTTTGGTGACTACATATATCACTCTAAAGCTGTGGAATAGCAAGCAATATTGAGTAGGAATTAATGTGCATCAAGCTGATTCAACCTCGCTGAAAGCCATCTTTACACCGTCCCGAATGAGAAACACATTATCCTTGCTGCCAACCTGCTCGATATATCGTTTTACGATTACATCACAGAACTTTTCATCCAATTCTACTGTATAGCAAATCCGCTTG